AAGTATCAGCTAAGGAATATAAAATGTCTTATATGTTTGTGGACCTTAACCAGGTTCTAATTGCTAATCTAATGCAGCATCTAAAGATGGTAGCAAAGGATCGTCCTCTTGATGAAGATTTGATCCGTCATATGTGCATCAATACCATTCGTGCTAACGTGCGTCAGTTCAAGTCAAAGTATCCGAATGTGGTGCTTTGCTGCGATAACAAAAAGTATTGGCGTCGTGATGTTTTCCCATTCTACAAGTCCCAGCGTAAGCATGACCGAGAGGCTTCTGGCCTTGATTGGGGAATGATCTTTGACACTCTCAATCGTATCCGTGACGACCTCAAGACACATTTTCCTTATAAGGTGCTTGATGTTGATGGAGCCGAGGCTGATGACGTTATCGCTGTGCTTACGGCACGTATGGCTCCACACTCCGAGGTTCTTATTCTTTCGAGCGATAAAGACTTTGGGCAATTACAGAAGTACCCTAACGTTACCCAGTATTCACCTATCCTAAAACGTTTCATCAAGATTGACGATCCACAGTCCTTTATCAAGGAGCATATCATTCGTGGTGATCGTGGTGATGGTGTTCCTAACTTTCTTTCGCCCGACAATACATTTGTCGCTGGAGAACGCCAGAAAGTTATAAATAGCAAGCGTCTCCAGGAATGGCTAGGTCAAGATGCAGAAACATTCTGTACCAACGATAGTATGTTACGTGGGTTTAAGCGCAATCAAACTCTGGTTGATTTTGACTATATCCCTAATGAAGTTCAGGAGAAGATTGTAACTGCTTTCGAAGAAGCAAAGCCAGCCACTAAACAGAAGATGCTGGACTATTTCATTAGCAAGAAGCTAAACGCTATGATTGAGTCCATTAACGATTTTTGAGGATCATTATGAGTAGTAAGAAAAACATCTATGAAGTCTTTAACGAGTTTAAGTATGCTCCATCCAAGGACGCACGTATTGGCGTTCTGCAGAGCAATGACTCATGGGCGCTAAGAAACATTCTAATGGGTGCGATGCATCCTAACGTTAAGTATTCTGTTAAGAAGGTTCCTGACTGGAAGCGAGTTGATGTTCCAGTCGGTCTTTCATACAATCATATGACCGATGCACTGAGCAAGGTCTATCTCTATATGGAAGGTCATCCAAAGACTCCGCCAGCACTCACCGAGAAGCGTCGGGACGAGTTGCTTGTTCAGCTATTGGAGTCACTAGAACCTAAAGAAGCTGAAATCTATGCAGCAATGATTATGAAGGACTTGAAAGTTCCTTATCTAACTCCCAAGTTAGTTAATGAGGCTTTTCCAGGACTATTGCCAGAGTAAGGTACGATCATGAAACAGCGTAAGTTAATCTCCCAGCAGATCAATTCCATTTATGCAGACCTTCGTGAAGAGGACGCCAAGTATGGCGGCAAGCGCCTTGAGCGACCTCAGACAGAGGTCAATAAGAAGCGTCCTTTGCGGAATTTAAAGAAGGCGTGGATGGAACATACGGAAGACTTCGACGAGGTTGATGATTTTTATGAACATTGAATGTAAACACAGATAGTCCTTGACATTCCAAGGTATCCGTGTATTATAGTGGTATTGATCGGGGAGAGCGTTTTTGCCAGATCCTGATCATTTTACACCAGTGAGGTATAGACCATGAATATCAATAGCATTAAGTGGACGTATAACGAGTGGACGATTGATCAGTTTCAGCGTGAAGCCGCTACAATTGATTGTGACCCGGAATGGCAGCGTGGTAACGTTGATACTCTATTCCATTCTGATGGCAAGCCTTCCAAAGCGCAGAGTATTATCGCCTGTATTCTTGCAGGATTAGACATTGGTGAGATTAAGCTGGCTGTCTATAAGGGCAAGCGGGCTTCGGTCGATGGTGGTAATCGTAAGCGAGCCATTCTAGCGTTTCTCAATAACAAGTTTAAGCTGCACAAGAAAAGCCCGTGGGGTGCAAAGGCATTTGGTGATCTGACTGATAAAGAGCGTGACATTATCCGTGATTATCGGATGCGTGTCATTGTATATCAAGACATTCCCGCCCGCACGATTGGTAATCTGTTTCGCACGACCAACACAGTCACTCCTGTCAATAAGCAGGAAATGCGTAACAGCTATGGTAATGATCTGCTTGCCGTTCTTATTCGTCGCACGGTTCGAATGATTCCTGAAGTTGGTAATTCAACCCATGCGCTTTATGAGACTAGCGGTGGCACGGATGATAATCCGACCTATCGTCTGCTGGGCTTTAACAATGCTCGTCTACGTATGGAAGATCAGCTGGCTCGTATCGTCTATATGATCATTAAGGGTGAGAAGGCTATTCCTGCTCCCGACAATGAACTGAATGATATGTATGATACGATTGGTCCGATGTGGGAGAAGAACCCCGCTGAACAGGCTAAGGTTGAGAAGAAGCTAAAGGCTGCTCTTGACTTCTTCCTGAAGGTCGCCAATGCTGCCAAGAGCAAGCGTCCGAATGGTCTGTCTATTCGTCAGTTTTCGATGCTTGTTCGTCTGTATTTCCATCTAATGGAAACCCATCAGTCGTTCAAGGTTGACAACTATGCATTGTTCTGGTCAGGATTTGCTAAGGCTTTCGTCGCTATTGAAAAGCGCCGGGATCTAGTCAATCTGGCTTGTGGTCTTGATGGTGACCGCACCGTTGGTGAAGCGTTTGGTGGTTATCTTTCGTTTGACCGTCCAGAGGATTGGAAGATCAAGGCGACCATCGATTGGTTCAATGAGGAGTTTGATGCTCTGAACTATATCACTGTCAAGGATCCAAAGCGTTGCTATACTGCAAAGCAGATTGAGGATCGCCTGATTGAACAGGATTGGAAAGACTATATCGATGGCAAGCCGCTAAAGCTGCAAGACGCTGTTGGCGCTCATAAGATTGCCCACACGAATGGTGGCAAGACTAGCCTCGACAATCTTGTGGTTATCTCTGCTGCACATAACAGTGCGATGGGTTCGACCGACGTTGAAACCTACAAGTCCTGGTATGAGCGAGACAATCGAAAGAAGGCATCATAATTTAAAAGAGGCGGGCTTCGGCCCGCCTTTTTTGTGCGCTCCTTATAAATAACTATAAGGAGTGTATCCATGGCAATCAATGTTAAACCAGCAAATCTTATCACCACAAATAAGGTCGTATCGGTCAGTCAAGTAGTCACTGATCTTAATAAGAACATTCCTAAAAACTCCACCGATCCTGTCAAGACATACTTGCAGCTATTGGTCAAAATGTATGCCTCTCCCTCCAAGACAATCGAAAAGCAGATCAAGGATCATTATGCTGCGAACAAGAGAGAGATTAATGCTGAAATGTCAGCAATCAAGAATGACTTTGGTGAAATCCTTGGTGGTATTGCCACAGTCAATGAAAGCCTACTCTCTAAGTTCTATTCAGGTGTAAAGTTTAATAGTGGCAAGCTAGAGTATCCAACTGCACAGAACGAACCTCTAAAAGACTACTCTGTATTTGTTGGTAAGACCGAGTATGTTATCTCCGCTAAGATTGCAGGCGCAACCAGCAACACTGTCAAGCCACAAGACATTATGGGATTGATCGATAGATCCTCTCACATACCAGCAGCGAGAAAGAAGGTTCTCAAAGCAACTCTCGAATATAAGATTTTGGAGATCCTTGGCAAAGAGAATACTGTAAAGGGTGCAATCAAAGCCCTATCATATGTCTGTAACAATATCAAAGATCCTAAGAAGAAAGCCGAACTCCGAAAGATTGTGGATCTAAACTCATTCCCAACATCAGGTGCTGTTGATATCGATCTAACCACTATCAATAGCAAGATTAATACCTCGAAGAAAACGTCCGATCCATATAATGGTAAGGCGTTCAAGAATTTGCTAAAGTCAAAACAGTTTGTTGCTTATTCATCCACACGTGGAGTTGGTAAGCCACTAACCTGGGCAGACGTTGTTCTATTCTCTGAGTATTGCCTAGAGAAGATCAGCCGTGCAAAGATCCTTGACTTCGGTCAGTTGTTTCTTGATGCTATTACCTCACAGGTTCATTATGTCAAGCTATCAATCGATGGCACAACTGGCATTCCAAAGTTTGAAGCATATGCCTCTGTCAATACAGGAAAGAAAACCATAAGCAATATGGACGCTGCTGGAATTTTCATGCGCAGCAAATCTTCCATGTATAAGGACGGTCGATATCGTCTCAAGGACAAAATGGGCATTCAGACCTGATAGTAAACACTCTACCAAATTGATAGACTAAGGGTGCGTCATCGTGTCGCACCCTTTTTGCCATTTTAGCCCTTGCAATCGTCCTGGAACCTGGTATAATACACCTATGATCAAGACGAAACGCAAACCCCGCTCCGACCGTAAACATATAATCTATAGCTTGACTATAAAGAACCTTGAATATATCGGGGTGACGTTTGTAGACAAGGGCCGTGTAAATGCGTCCCTAACCCGCCGCTGGAAAAAGCATGTCAACCGCGCCTTGAATGAAAACAAAGACTGGAAGCTGTGCGTCGCCATTCGCAAGTATGGCCCAGAAGCGTTTACAGTCAGCGTTCTAGAGGTGGTGCGTGGCAAAGCCCCAGCCCATGACCGTGAGCGGGAATTGATCCGCTTACATAAACCGAAACTTAACACGGATGTGCGCTAATGTTTAATGATCTAATCAATATGAACGAAATGGATCTGCGTATTGTCATGAAAGAGGAAATTGGTCGCCTCGAACCCCGTTTACAATTGATCGCAGTGCGTCGGTTTTATCAGAACCAGAACCTGTCGTCAATCGCCGAGGAACTGGGTCTATCGAATAATCGGGTGTGGCAGCTGGAAGCGAAGGTCTTGAGGAAGATCAAGAACCGCCTGGCGAGAATGTAAACGAGGGTGCGACAACCTGTCGCAGGTGTTGACAAACGATTGTCCTTGACTATTCCACTTTGGCCTGGTATTATAAGAGCAAGATAAAGGAAAGGAACTCAACATGTCGAATCCCCGTTTCGCCAAAAAGCAGCTTAATCTTAACTATAACACCATCGACGCCCTTCAGTCGTATTTTGAGAATGGTGGGACAATTAAAGTTGCCAAACCCGTCCGTCGTCCGAAAAAGGGCTACACGGTCTCTAAGGTCAAACTGGCGAAAGGTTAATATCATGGAAGTTTTTGCTGTAATATGGTTCATGGAATATGAGGGTGAGCAATTGTTGGGCATATTCTCTGATTATGTCAAGGCTCGCCAGTATATGCTGGATCAAATGGACGAAAACGTTTCAATACGCAAAGTAGTATTGGATGAAATATATCAATTCGGTGAATGTGGAGAGGAAATATAATGCGTCAATATTATTCTCTTGCGGTGTTCGAACCCGATAACTTTGATAATAATTGGGTGATTGCTTATTATTGCTCATATAGCACTAATGGTAATTTCCCGTCCGAGTCTTACTGGATTGTCCCTGGCACTCTTAATCTGGAGGATTAATATGCAAACTATTTTCCACGATAATCTGGCGGCTGATGGTTATATGGTCATGTATATTGGCAATGGCAATAAAGCGATGACCGCACAGAACCGTGTTACATGGTGGATCGTCCCTGGCACTTTGGAGGTATAATGACTGATATCGTTCTCTTTATCGTAGTGTTTGCTCCGCCTGTTGCGTTTGCGTTAATCGCTCTTACTAACATGGAGAATTGATATGACGGATCTGGATCTTGATACACATATCCAAAACCTCGAAATCGAATTGAGTGAGGCTTATATTCTGCAAGATAAAACTCGTGCAGCCCATTTAGAAAAGGTGATCGCCGAGTTATATGCAAGTCAGGAGAACTAATATGACGGTGTTTTATTCTATCTACGATGAAAAGGGCACTCGGGATTATTGCTTCACACAGTACCTTGGCAATCTCTTACTTGAAACTGATATCTCGTATTGGATTGTTCCTGGCACTATAAACGATATGGACGAACTGGAGGATATTTTCATATGATGGACGAAACTAAAGTCATGCAATATGCCGCACTCGGTATGGTTGCTACGTTTGCCTTTATCGGCACTTTGCTGTGGATCGTTATTGATTGGACGAACTGATATGAATATCTTTCTCGTTGTA